TTATCATAGCTTCCAAATCTTCTGGACTGGTGCTTCTGCCATCATAGCCTTTGGCCACAAAACCTGATTTGTCAGTGAATATAAATTCTCCGTTGGGATCACGACCAAACACCACTCCCACTGCACCATCCCATTTGATAGTGATATTTTTCATATTCTTGTTGATGTTGTACAGTGCTTCTAAAGCCTGTTTGGCTCCTCTACTGCCTTCCCAGATCACAAAATCTTCCAAGTGCTGTATGCGTGCTGCTTCCAATATGATATTGACTCTGCCTCTGATCGGTTTGATTTCTATCAGCTTCATTGAGATATCCTATTCATCATGTTGCGGAACCATAGGTTGGATCCTTCCACATAGTGTTCAGGCAGCTTCTTGCCAGCTTTGCCAAATGATTCCACTGCGTCAGCCACCAGTTGATCATAGTCTGATCTACTGCGTATCAATTTGTGTATGCTCTCCACACTGCTAAGATCATCTGCTGTGTGTCCTTGTCCCAACAACAATTGTGCTATGCGATCTGGATCCTTGGTCACAGGTTGATTGCTGGTGCGATTGATCAAACCATACAAATGACTCCATTTGTAGCCTAATGCTTTGCTGATGCTGGCCAACAATATGTGACGGTCCATGCCTTTGTATTCGCTGCCAGGTTGACCACCCTGCAGACTGAATTTTTGCCATTTGGGATCACCAAACATGAAATCTGTTTGCACATGACCCAATTTGGCATCACCTTTGATGGGAGTTTTAAAATGCACACTGATGCCACTCCTACGCACATATTCTTTGGCATCCAAGCCTTGACTGCTGGCCCACTGAGATAATTTGCTGGTCAAATCATCTTTGCTGATTTTTTCTTCATCCACTCCCAAATCTATATCACTGCTGACAGCAGCTTTGCCAGTACTGCCCAGTTGATTGTTTTTGAGATCCAAACCTGTGATAGTCTCCAACCACTTCACAGTGTCAGACACATCTGCTTGTACTATGTTTGTGGTGGCTGCTTGACCTTGCTTGTCTTTGAAAATATTACCGCCTTCATTCAGCATGATCATTGTCAGATTGATTTTGAATTTTTTTAATGCCAGTCTTAAATTTTTTACTGTCACCATTGCGTATGCTGTTGATGAATCTTCTCTCTAATTCTTCCGCAGTCTCTTTGTCATAATTTTCGTGAATCATCTGAAACAGATTGATAGCACTCTCTATGATGTTGCTGCCTTTGGCCTCCACCAGATGGTCAATGTTTTGACTCCTGTATAGATTGTTCAATTCCTGCAGTATGGATCTAGTTTGTTTTTTCATAGCAATAATCATATTTACCGTGAGAACCTGCACGGAAACACCATGTGTTTAATATTAACAGGGTATGATGTTCTTGTCAAATGTTTAAATTACACCAATTGCAAGAGTGCATATATACCAGTCACCAACAGGGCTTTTGTCTCCATGTCATCAGCTTCTGCGTCCAATTTGTCTGTGCGTACCAAATCCTGCAACAGTTCTTTGTATTCAGATTCGCTGATTTCACCATTGTCAAACGCTGTCTTGACGTCCAACGCTGTTTGAGCTCTGTGTGCTGCCCATGGACGTCCACAGTTCAGCAGTGTTTTTAATTGTTCTGTCATTTAAAATCTCCCCAGCACAGCACTGGCCGCTGCTGTGGATTGTTGAATTAGCACACGCTTTTTCAACTCACAGTAGGCGTCAGATCCTTGCTGCTGTTGACTGCGTGTGACAAAATCTGACACAGTCTCCTGCATGGGTTTGATGAGAGCCAACACATCCTGCTGACGCTGCCCTTTGCTTTCAGAATACAGTTGGAACCACTGCAGTTGACTTTGTAGCTGCACAACCTGTGGTAAATGTGCTGCCTTACAGTTGAGATTGATTGTGCTTTGACGCACATCCACAATCACCCTGCTCTGATTGTCGTCCCAAAAACTGGGTATCAAGCTCACACAGCCTGACATTAACAACGCACTTATTATTACAGCTATTTTTTTCATATTATGTGCGTATTTATTGTGGGCTTGTTATTTTGGCGAACAAAAATGTGCGGTTGCAGCATAAAAGTGGTTGACTTTGATAAATATCATTGCTATATTACTGATATGCTGTATCAAGTGGATATAGCACTAGACACACAAACACACAAACAAGGAGAACAAAATGTCTACATCAAGAAACGGCTACGAAATACGTGCCGATCTATTAGGACTTGCGAAACAAATCGCCGAGTTCAATTATCAAATCAAACTGAATCAGTACGAGATGACGTCAAAGAAAGAAGGCGATCAATTAGTGACTGAGTTCAAGTACCCAACCGTTCAAGCAGAAGATGTGATCGATATGGCAAAAAAATTCAATGAATTTGTAACCAACGGTCAATCATATGCAGAAAACACACAGACGTTGATGGAAAGTATGAAAAAGTTCAATGAAAAAGTGAACGAATCATTCAAGCCAGAAACAATTCTTAACAATGTGAAAGAATTTCAGTCCAACGTGGACAAATTCACCAAAGCATTTGTTAATGGTGTGGTAACCAAGTAATCAATCACTGTGAGTGGTGGGGGCTAAATACCCCACTACTACCATGACATCAATAATGTGGCCATACAACGAATACGAAAATGACATGCTGAGCACACAAAGTAAGCCCACACGCGAAGGTAAAACCCCTTTGTATGTGGCCATGGTCGGCATAGTAATCAGCTCCATGCTGATTCTGGGTATATTAGTTTCAATTAAATCTTTTTTTTAACTATGATTGCTGATGGCACTATTGTGGTTATATTTTTAGCTATACTATTTCTAACATCCAACGTGAAAACACATGACTGAAGAAAATAAATCAAACACAGAATATCAACCTGTGCATACCAATAAGACTGGTGGCTCACCTTTCACAGGTGTGCTGGGTTGGATTGACAACAGATTGCCTGTGATCAGAATGTTCAAACACGAATACTTGGATTTTCAAGTGCCAAAAACACTGAGCTATTTTTGGAGTTTTGGTGGCATACTGATGCTGTGTCTCATACTGTTGATAGTGACAGGCATAGCACTTGGCATGCATTACAAACCAGATGCAAGGTATGCATTTGATTCTGTGGAAAAAATTATGCGTGACGTCAACTATGGTTGGCTGATCAGATACGCTCACATGAACCTCGCCAGTTTCTTCTTCATTGCAGTGTACCTGCACATCTTTAGAGGACTGTACTATGGATCATACAAAGAACCACGTCAATTGATGTGGATATTTGGCATCATAATATTCTTCATGATGATGGCCACTGCTTTCCTAGGCTACACACTGCCATGGGGGCAGATGAGCTATTGGGGAGCCACAGTGATCACCAATCTGTTCTCTGCCATACCATTGGTGGGTGAACATATTGTGACTTGGCTGTGGGGTGACTATTCAGTGGGTGATGACACCTTGAATAGGTTTTATGTGCTGCACTGGCTGATTGCTTTCGGCATAGTGGGTGTGGTGGTGTTTCACGTGATTGCTCTACACATTGTGGGCTCCAACAATCCATCCGGCATAGAACCTGTGGACACCAGAGACACAGTGAGCTTTTCACCTTTCACAACCAGCAAGGATTTGGTGGCAATACTGGTGTTTCTTTTAATTTTTGTGGTGGTGATGATGTATGCACCAAACTATTTGGGTCACCCTGACAACTATATTCCAGCAGATCCACTGGTTACTCCAGCACACATTGTGCCAGAGTGGTACTTCCTACCATTCTATGCCATACTGCGAGCCATTCCAGACAAGCTATTGGGCGTGATAGCAATGGTCTCCAGCATAGGCATACTGGCCCTGCTGCCTTGGTTGGACATGAGCAAAGTGAGATCCTGTGTGTTTAGACCTATTTGGAAACAATTTGTGTTTTTATTTGTGCTGGACTTCTTTGTGCTGATGTATGTGGGTGCTATGCCAGCAGAAGGCATATATCTGTTGATCAGCAGAGTGGGCACAGCATACTGGTTTGCATTCTTTTTGATTATTGCTCCATTGGTGGCTTTGACAGAAAAGCCATTGCCCATGCCCGGCAGCATTCACGAGTATGAGCAGTGGAAAAAAGAAGGCAAGATTAAAAGCATCAACATATTCGGTTCCAAGTAATTTACAATTAGTGTAGTTTGTTATTTTTAGCTATCTTCTTAGATACGGGATCTGCTTTGGGCATGTAGGCCAGTCTAGCTTCAAAATAGTCTTTCACAATTTCGTGCTTTAGTATGGTGGCTTGATTTTCTGGACTGGGAGGCAGTAGTTTTAGTGCAGTGATAGATTCCTCCAAAGCATCTATTTCTTCCTGAAATATCTGTTCAAGACTGACTGTCTCGTACATGATTGGATCTTCATCCATGCTTACAAACGTTCTCCGTTCACTAGATGCAACTGTGTGACTTGATCATATCCAAATTTTCCAAATGCAAATAGATTGAATGCAACACAGTATCGATCTTGATTGCTTTGGCTGGGCATCACCCCATGATCCAAAGTGCTGGGAAATAAAATCAATAGATTGTCTTTAGGTTTGATCATCCAACTGTCTGTGTTGAAACAATTGTGGTTGCGATTGTTAAAAGGCACTGCCACAGTGGGAGTAAAAACATTGTGATGATTTTTATCTTTTTGAAACACTATATCACCACTGTGTTCATCTGTTTGCACATAATACACTCCACTCAACATGGCATTGTCATGCACATGTGCTCCTGACTCATCTCCTTTTACATGCTTCACAGCCCAGCTGTTAGTCATTTGAAATTCCATCTGATCTGACACATCTAACACTTCTTTTAAAAACACTGAGCAGGCTTTCATTATGTCTATTCGCAGAGTGCGCAGTTCGGGTTGATCCAAATAGTATTTGTTGGCAGTGCCATAACCATTACCTGCAGGAAATCTTGTGTATTCAGATTGTAGGATAAATTTTTTAGTGCTGTCTTGCAGTGGCGGCAGTTGCATGGTGAACAATGGAATCGCAAACAAAGGCGTGACTTGATAGTTCATTACAACTATTTACGACTGATTCTGCGTGATGCTTTTTGTTTTGATCTAAAATGTGGGATACCAAACACAGCGTCCACACCCAAAGGCCAATGATACAGAGTCAATCTAGCGATGTTGTTTTTAAGTTTTTTTAACATATTATTGGTAATATTTTTATTGTTTTTTATACATTATGCCTGTGTAATCTAGTTTTGTAAAATATTTATTTACAAATTCTAAACCAAAGAATTCATCAACCGCTTTTTTACACCCAGACCAGTGTCCATAATCATCAATTATTAGATAACCCCCAACAGTTAGTTTTTCATATAGTATTTCTAATTCAATTTTAGTTGACTCATACCAATCCGTGTCCAATCTCAATATAGCAATTTTTTCAGGTATGTTGTCTTCTTTTAAAGTTTTGCAAACATCTCCAACAACAAACAACACTCTATCATCTAGTATGTCATGCTTTTTGAACTCTTCAGTCACTTCATCAAGGTGTGCTATACACGCATTTTTATTCTGCCAAGTCCTGTGTGCATTTTTAGGATCGTTGACTCCGGGGGCAGTCATACCTTCAAAAGTATCAAAAGCAAAAAATTTTTTTGTTGTTTCGTTAATGCTATCAAAAAATTTTTTTGCAATTATAACATTGCCTCCCTTGTAAATCCCACATTCAACAAAATCACCAGGAACTTTATTCTCATACACAGAAATCAGCGCTTGATGTAATCCTGCAATTCTTTCTTGAGAAGTCATAGTTTTTACCTCTGTTTTATTCAGTAGAATCATAAAATTATTTGGTAATAACCATTTGTTTTATATTTTCAAGTACTTATCGAAGCCTGCCACCATACCTTTTACTAATCGTTCTATCATGTCTGCCGAATGATTTGGTGTGGGGGCTATTCTCAATCTTTCTGTGCCTTCAGGCACTGTGGGATAGTTTATGGGCTGTATGTATGAATCATATTCATACAATAAAAAATCACTAATCATTTTACATTTGACTGGGTCACGCACCATCACTGGCACAATGTGAGTGGGATTGAACATCACATCTAGTCCTGCGCCAGCCAAAGCAGTCTTTACCATGCGCACCACTGTTTGATGTTTTTCTCTCAACACGACTCCAGTTTCATCTCTCAAATAACGTATGGCTGCTGTGGCACCTGCACAAATCACTGGCGGAAGACTGGTGGTAAAAATAAATCCTGAGCTGATGGAACGTATGGCATCAATAAATTCAGAAGGTGCTGCAATGTAGCCACCCTGGGCTCCAAAAGCCTTACCCAGTGTGCCATTGATAATGTCCACTCTGTCATGCAGTCCCATCTGCCCCACTATGCCTTCTCCCTGCTGACCATACAAACCAACCGCATGTACTTCGTCGATGTATGTGATTGCTTTGTAACGATCAGCAAGATCGCATATTTCTTTCACTTTGCTCACACTGCCGTCCATGCTATACACAGATTCAAAAACAATACAGGCTGTGCCTTTGACAGTTTTCAGTTTGGCTTCTAGGTCATTCATGTCATTGTGTCGAAAAATGTGTTTTATCGCCCTACTATTCCTCATACCTTGAATGAGGCTGGCGTGATTTTTTTCATCACTCACAAATTCAACATCATTAATGATTTTTTGTAGACTGACCAGAGTCCACTCGTTAGCGACATAAGCGGACGTGTACAACAACGCGGCACTTTTGCGATGTAGCGCAGCCAATTCTTTTTCTAATGCAATGTGGTGTTGAGTAGTACCGGAAATATTCCTGGTTCCCCCAGAGCCTGCACCCACATGGTCCAACACAGTACGCATGGCATCCAACACAATTTTGTGCTGGCCCATGCCAAGATAGTCATTGGAACACCAATTGATAACTTTTTTGACATTGTATTTGCTGTGCCAGAGAGCATTTGGATAGCTACCACGCTCTCTATTGATGTCATTAAACACACGATAATTGCCCTTGGTTTTAAGGTTTTCAGTTATGCGTGTGAATTTGTCAATTGGCAGCATGATAGTATTTATAGGGTGGTTTAATTAAAGAATCTATCTATGGTTTGTTGGCTGACTTGATCTACAGATCTCTGCCACTGCTGTGCCCACTTGGTGTTCAATATGAGATCTCTGCTGGGATTATCCAATATCATCCAAAATTTTCTTTTAATCTCGTTTTCTAATTGATCTGGAGTCCATAGACTAATGCCACAGATCATCCTCCACAAACTAGGTCTATTGCCCAGATAAAATTTGTCCATCATTTGATGATCGCTGGTCATGGAGAATCCATTGCCCAGTCTCATGGTGTTGTTGCTCTTCCATTCTTCAGTGTGCAGCACCATCACATGATCGTGATTTACAGGTCCTCCCATAAACAATTTGTCTCTGCGAAAGTCTGTGGTCTTGAATCCTTTGATTCTAAACACTTCATGCACTGTGGTAATATTGGGCTTGTTGAGAATCACTCCAGCCACGTGCTGTAGACTTTCTTCATATATGAGTATCACTGATTTATCAAAAGTGGCATCAGTGCCCATGATGGGCGTGCTGACCAATACTTTATTTAAAAATCTTATCATCGGCTGTACAAAGGCAGTGGTCCACCATAAGGGCGTCCACGAATGCGTTTGCCTCCCACTCTCACACGTTTGTTGCCTATTTTGAAACTCTTGTTGCCTTCACGTGGTCTAAGACCTTGACTTTTGCATGAGGCCAATTGACTGGCACCCAATGCACTGCTGGGCTTGGCACTTTTGCACAGCTCCTTGGAGGCTTTGACTTCCTGAGTGACGTCTGACACAATTTCTTGTACCTTCATGAAAATATTTAGCTATCTGTATGAGTCCGCCGAGCTAGAGCGTGAATCCGGCAGCAGTCTAAATGTGAGTACTTTACGACTGCCACGAGTGGTGCCAATACTGATGTCTCCACTGCTGTGCTGTTCGATTTTGGTAATGGTGGCCACGTGTTGTCCCAATTGTATCTGTTGTCCTATTGATAGGTCTATACTGATTTTTCTTAGATTCATAGTGCCCTCCGAATGGATGCTAATTGATAAAGTATTTACAAAAAATAATAAATAAGCACAAGGAGTTCACAAATGGCAGCAAATGGTATTTCAACACTAGCCACCAAAAGAGCTAGACAAGATGCAAAATTAGCACTTGCTGGAAATGACAGAGCAGCAGTAAATGCGGTCACACCAGGACGTTATGCAGATACCAGTGCTGATGCCACACAACTGCCTACCCGATATGCTGTGGGCGATAATAACACAGCCAATAAGGTAGACAACGCCAATGCAGGTGGACTACTGCCGGGCAGACCTTTTGCTTAAACCATACACATTGTATTTCTAGCAGCAATTAGAAACTATCGGAAAAAATTATAAAGTTAATTCTTGAAATCCAGACTCGCGATCCAGATACTTGTAATCAATTTTTACTACTTTGAATTGCTCAATGGCATCCAGCACTGTTTTGGGATCAAAACTACCACAGGTGTACACATCCAACTGTATCAGTCCTGGAGAACATTCGTCCCAACAGTGCATAACAATGTGTGAAGTTTCTATGATAGCTGCCACAGTAAGTCCTCTGTTGCCCGGCACATCCAAGTACTTGGCAATTGGACCTATTAGTATTTTCATGTTGATGTCTTTAACTAGATTTTTCAGCCACAGGGTGGCCTGGTCTTCGTCTTTAGGTGGGTCTTCAACTTCTGCCCGAATCAATATGTGTTTGTGTTGAAGTAAAGTTGTCATGAATTTATTTATAATCTGATGGAAAAAAGTAAGCCTTTAATGTGGCTTGTATTTGTGGATAAAAAAAATTTAAAAAGTAAAAACTTTTTGTAATTTTCATTCTTTTGTAGTAATGTACTACAGATATCCGCTCATGTCAACAATTATTTCTGCTTGACTTGTGAAAAAATTTATTGTATTATGTGTCATATGAGTCGATTGATAAAGATTTTTTTGCTACTTGTGATTGTGTTCAATCTGAACGCCTGCAGTAGCACCTACTCAGAGTGGTTGTTCGGCAATGAAAAGCAGTCTATGGAACACAGTTCTTGGATTTTCATACCCAACGAACCTTTCGCAGCACAGAGAAGATTTCACGAGGGCTGGGCAAAATAATAAAAGCCAGCAAATTCAAACACTTAACAGCATTTGCACACTGCTGCCTTGACTTTGGTAGTAAAATGCTGTATATTAAGTGTATAAAACAACTATAGAGGCACACATGAACACACTGATAGACACCATGCCAGAACATGTAAAAGACAGAATTGCCAATCTCACTAGACAAAAAATAGACTTGGAAGACAGATTGGAATACACTCAAGGATTCACAGCAAGATCAATTTTAGAGAATGAACTGATGGAAGTTATCCACAGCATCATGCTGCTCACTCAACCCTACAACAGCAAGAAGTAATCATGGAACTGCAACATTTGTATGATGAATATGTAGATAGCTACTGCGAGGGCAACTTCGTGGAGGGCTACTGCGGCTGGGATGGCGGCGAGGGGTTGATGTCACCAGAAACATTCAAGAAAGAATTCACCAAAGATGCTCTGAGCAAAGGATTCGACGCAGAAGAAGTTTCGGGCATGGCTGATGAGCTGGCGGACTGGTGCGAGTGCCACCTGTCACATTTGGAGAGCAAATTTAGATAATGATTTTAGAATTTGCTTTGTATGTGTTGGGTTTGGTGGCAGTGAGTTTCTATGTGGGATATGTTGCTGGCAAAGAACGCACACTGAAGAACTTGATATCAGATTTGATTGACACAGGCATCTTTGGCAGTCCTGACAAACCCAATTTACAAAATATTGAAATTGTTTTAAAAAAAAGACCACAAAATGAACACACTGATAAGAACATATAGACCACACTGTGATAGACTGATAGCAAATGCTCGCAGAGCATATCAAACTGCACACAATGAACAATTTAAAAAATATTGGTTAGATGTGTTGCATTACCTACAGAAGACCTACGGGAGATTAAATTGACATCCTACAATAGAGAAAAAGAATTGATGCAACAGATTGCCAACTCCACTGCCCAACTGGAGAATTTAGATTTTCAAAACAAAGACTATCAACAAATTGTGCAGGAGTTAAGCCAACGCATTAGGCAACTGGAGTCAGATCTTTATGATTGTAGAATGATCAATCAACAACTGCAGACCAAACTGGAAAGATTGACAGAAGTATGATGGATGAACTTTCTAAAGAAGCTCAACTGCAGGACATATACAATAAATTTTTTGATTTGTTGGCTCAAATAATCACAGAGGAAAACTGTCAGATGATTTCAGGCACACTGATGGCTTTGGCACTAAGGTTGTACAAAACCACTTTGACCAATGAAGACTTTGAAAAAATGATTGAATCCATTCAACAATCTTCCAAGTCGGTAAAAAGTTTTGCAGACGCACTGTCAATACCTCCACGCAAGATACACTGATGGACTGGTTTGTAAATGTGCTTGTGAGTGTGTTGTTTTTGATATTTTATATGTGGATGGCCATAGATTTTTTAGATTTACGTAGGGATCCAAACAATAGATTGGTGATTGCAGAACAACGATTCAAAAATGTGTGCAGTCAGTTGTTGGATCATAGACGGTTGACATGGAATAATAAAACTTTGTTGGTTAAACTGTTAATTGCCATTGACAAAATGATAATTTTCGTGTTAAATTATGACTATGTGCTGGGATTCAAACAGTTGTTGTCTTGGTGCAAAAACACATACATATATTATAGAAACAGATATCAATGAAAGAGACACTATTAAGAGATAATTGGGCAGTATGGCTGGTGCTGATAGTGTGTGTGGCATTGTTGGTGTATGAAACATATAAAATTTACAAAAAGATCAAATGAACATATTAGGCATATTGAGTTTTGTGGTGGGAATAATTTTAATGGCCGCAGCATTATGGACAGCACCCATGTTTGGTTGGCTTACTAATATGCCGCAGTGGGATTGGGCATTCGGTTTGGTTTTATCTGTGACACTGTTGTTGCTGAGTGCAGTGATATTTTTTGTGGATTTTACAGAATATGAAGAAAAAGATGTACAAGAAAAAAAATAAAACACAACCTATTCCTATCAAAGACTTTGAGTCCATTGCCATGTGCATACGCAGTGATCAAGTGCCAGCTTCTGAAGTGTATGAAATGTGGGAAAATGATCCTGTGTTTTACAAATGGTACAAACAAAGATATTTGACAAAAAAGAAATGAACAATCAACACACTAATTACTCGGACAGAATTTTAGATTGGGCATTTAACTGTTTTGAGTCTGGCACCAACAAAATTAAAACTTATGTGGACTCACAAATATTCACTCACGTGCTATTGGCCTTCAGTCTATGGTTTGTGATTATTTGGCTAAAAAACAGTCACCCAATATTTTATCTGTGCTGGATATTGTGGTTTTGGTATGTGATAATTGTAGGCACAGGCATATTTAGAAAATTTTATGAAAACTAATTTTAATTTACTGGCAGTGACCAGTTTTGTATTCAGCATTGTTGGATTGGTGATGGCATTTGTCATGCCTTTCTTCATGCAGATCATTGCTTTGGTGCTGGGACATGTGTATCTCAAACTGCAAGGCAAGATAAAAAATTATCAAATAGGCAATGTGTTTCACAGCATGGCCATAATCAGTTTGGTAGTTAGCTACATTGTGATAGCCATAAATATAATTTTCCTACTGGCTATGGGAGCCAGTGCATACATATTTTTAAAAAATTTATTAGGTCCAACAAATCTAATAATATAACAAAGGAGAACAAATGAAAACAAGCATAAGACAATCAGCGATTGGAAATACCTCCATTGATTTAGGATTACGATCACATTTCAATGATATATTTTCCATGATGACTACTGCCATGTTGATATCTGCTGTGTTTGCATATATTGGTATGAAGATGCCAATATTGTACGCAGGCGGAGCACTGACTTGGATAGTGGTATTGTCACCGTTGGCTTTCATACTGGCACTGAGTTTTGCTCATCAGCATTTCAGCAACACAGGTTTGGTTGTGATGTTGTCAGCTTTTTCGGCAGCTCAAGGATTGAGTTTGGGCGCAATATTATTTGTGTTCACAGCTCACAGCATTGTGAGTGCATTTTTAATCAGCACCATACTGTTTGCCACTTTTGCTCTGTTTGGCTATACCACTCGAAGAGATCTGTCCAGTATGGGCACTTTTCTCCTAGTGGGTTTGATTGGCATAATAATTGCCAGCATTGCAAATATCTGGTTGGGCATGGGCATCATCAGTTTCGTGGTGAATGTGTTGGCCGTGTTGATATTCACAGGGTTGACTGCCTATGACATGCAGAGATTGAAAGACCTATACTATCAAGAAGGTGATTCGTTCAAAACAAGACTGTTTGGAGCATTGTCACTGTATCTAAACTTTCTCAACATTTTTGTGTCTATTTTGCAACTTTTTGGCAAACGAGACTAAAAAAAATCTTTATTTTAGCGGAGTTTTATAGATTGACTTGTCAGTCAAACTCCGCTACAATACACACATAAGAAAAGGCAAAATATGATAAAAGGTATAATTATAGGCGCACTAGCAACCTACATATACTTGGTACATCCAGAAAGCATCCATGATGCGATTGTATGGGCAAAGAATACCACGGTGTATGTGTTGGACTGGTTATCTACCACAATTAAAAAGTCTTAATACAGTAGATCTCACAGTCACTAACATAACTACAAGTGAACCATGAGATCCTACGATTCAACAGAACCTGAAAACAAGCCAGCCAAGCAGGCGGAACTTGAGCGTCTCATGAAAGAATTTCTAGCCAAGGGCGGCAAAGTAGAATGCATTCCTTATGGGGTCACCAGTGTGCCTTTCGGATCTGCCAACCCACACGCATTCTATAATCCACCTTCAGTCACATCACCACTCGCATACAAACGCAGACTCAACAAAGCAAAGAAAAAATAATAAGATAAATATTGATATGCCACGCACATATCAATATGAAACAAAACTGTTCTGTGTGTTTTTTAAAACAGCACAGGAACCCATTGATGTGTATGCCATGGACACTCAAGACATGATGCTGACTCTCAAAGAAAACATATTAGATTTACAATGGCATGATATATCCCATATAGAAGAGCACAGTTGCCCCACAGACAAAGATGTCATACATTAAGTTACGCAAAGGTCGTCGGTTTGATGCAGGCAACATGGGTGGCAACCTTACTGCTATTTTTGAAAAGTACAAAAAAGTGTTTGTGTATCACACACTGGCAGATCAAGCTGATTCACCTCCCTGGCGTGATCTAACCAAAGTGGGCTGTAGATTCATCACTTGGTTCACTCTTAGAGATAGACTGGCAGAAGCCTACATCTATCCCAATAAAAAAATCAAACTGATGGTGCACATGCTGGTGGGAGATAAACAAATAATTTGGCGCGACCACTACATGGAACTTAAGAAAAAACTAATGAAGAACAAAAAATTATCTAAAACAATGTTGACGCATCAACTGGCAGGCAAATTGGGTGACATCAAAGGTCCTCTTGATATTTGGTAAAAAAACCGGTTGTATTTGTATTGAATTAAAGCTATACTAAATACACTTAGACACACACATAAGATTAGATATCAAATCAACAACAAAGGAGTAAACCAATGAAAAACATTATAGTGTTTTTAATGGCTATATTATTTTCTGTTTCTGTGTCAATCGCACAAGAAAAGAAAGATGCACCAAAACCAGCTGACAAACCAGCTGCAGTAAAAGAGTGCAAGGACAAAGATGGTAAAGTAATCAAGTGTCCAGAAGCGCCTAAGAAAGACGAAAAGAAGCCAGCTGAACCTGCTAAGAAGTAAGCTCGCGTGTGATTTGGGGCATAATGCCCCAAACACAAATAATTCTGCCAAAACCCATTGACATTTACATAACACTGCTTATATAATCTATACACACTTGGCTTTATGAGCTTGTGTGTAAAACTTGCTTACAAAGGAGAACAAATGAAAAACGCAGACACTTTAATCAAAGGGCCAGTAATTGGCATAGACTTGGGCACCACAAACTCATGTGTGGCCATAATGGACGGCAAAGAGCCAAAAATTTTAGAAAATCAAGAAGGTTACAGAACCACACCATCAGTGGTGGCAATCACAGATTCAGAAACATTGGTTGGACATTCAGCCAAACGTCAAGCAGTCACCAACAGTGAAAACACTTTTTTTGCTGTGAAAAGATTGATCGGAAGAACATTCCAAGATCCATCATTACAGAAAGACATTTCCAAATTACCATACAAAGTTGTGAGATCAGACAATGGAGATGCTTGGGTAGAAAGTAAAAACAAAAAATACTCTCCACCACAGATCAGCTCTTATGTGTTGACCAAGATGAAAGAAACTGCAGAAAAATATTTAGGTAGAACTGTATCACAGGCAGTGATTACAGTGCCAGCATACTTCAACGATGCACAAAGACAAGCCACCAAAGACGCAGGCAAAATTGCAGGATTGGAAGTTTTGAGGATCATCAATGAACCCACAGCAGCCGCACTGGCATATGGAATGGATAAGAAACAAGCAAAAACCATTGCAGTGTATGACTTGGGTGGAGGCACATTTGATATTTCTGTATTAGAGTTGGGTGATGGCATATTTGAAGTTAAGAGCACCAACGGCAATACAACACTGGGTGGTGAAGACTTTGACTCAGTGATACAGGATTATATCACAGATGAATTCAAAAAAGAATCAGGCATAAATCTTAGAGGTGATAGATTAGCCACACAAAGAATAAGAGAAGCAGCTGAAAAAGCCAAAATCGAGCTGTCATCCAGCACACAGACTGAAATCAATCTGCCATTTATCAGTGCTGACAAGACTGGTCCTAAACACGTGAACATGAAGATCACTCGTGCCAAATTAGAAAGTTTGGTGGATCATCTCATACAGAAAACCATAGAACCTTGCCGCACAGCATTGAAGGACGCAGGAGTTAATGCTGCTGACATTCAAGAAGTGCTGTTGGTGGGTGGTATGACCAGAATGCCCAAAGTTGTTGAAGTGGTAAAGAACTTCTTTGGCAAAGATCCCAATCAAGGAGTTAATCCTGACGAAGTAGTGGCATTGGGTGCTGCTGTACAGGCAGGAGTTTTGCAAGGTGATGTGAAGGATGTGTTGTTATTAGATGTCACTCCACTGTCGCTTGGTATTGAAACATTAGGTGGCGTGTTCACCAGATTGATTGAAAAGAACACCACCATACCCACAAAGAAAAGTCAGGTATTCAGCACAGCAGAAAACAATCAGCCAGCTGTGAGCATAAGAGTATTCCAAGGTGAGAGACAGATGGCCGCAGACAATAAACTGCTGGGCAACTTTGAACTCACCGGCATAGCACCAGCCCCAAGAGGCATGCCACAGATTGAAGTCACATTTGACATCGACGCCAATGGCATAGTGCATGTGAGTGCTAAAGACAAGGGCACGGGCAAGGAACAGAAGATACAGATACAGGCCAATTCTGGTTTGAGTGATGCTGACATTGACAGAATGATCAAAGAGGCAGAAGCCAACAAAGAAGCGGATCAAAAAAAACGTGATGAAGTAGATGCCAAAAATCACGCAGATGCACTGATGGCCAGTGTGGAACAGAGTCTCAAAGAACACAAAGACAAAGTGTCTGATGCAGACAAAGATGCCATCAACAAAGCAATGGAAGAATTGAAGGCAGTTATGAAATCTGGCAGCACAGAAGAAATCAAAAGTAAGACAGAAGCACTCACACAGGCATCATTCAAAATGGGTGAAGCTGTGTACAAGAGTCAACAGCAGGAGCAGGCACAGGCACAGGCACAGGACCAAGCTCAACCCAAAGAGGACAAAGTGGTGGATGCCGAATTTGAAGAAGTCAAAAAAGACAAATAGTATTGACTTTTTGAATATTTGCTGCTATAATGTGTCATGCGAAGAACAATTTTGATTTTAAGTGTGTTGCTGTTCACAGCATGTGCCAGCACACCCACTCAAACTGAAAAGACACCAAACAGTTCACCCATGGGTGATCTTGGCAAAGCACTTGGCTGCGTGTTTGGCGTCTGCAAATAATACTTAGATTCAACTTGGCCAATTGGCCAAAATAATCACAATAATTACAACAAAGCAACCAACACAGTCACATGCAAGAAGCCAAAACTATCGCCCGCGAATGGTTCGAACAATTGCAATTGCATTTGTGCGATGACTTTGAAAGCTACGAAAAATCAGCAAGATTCGAAGAAAAGTCTTGGCGCCGCAGCTATGTGGAGGAAGATGGTGGTGGTGTGATGCGTGTGATGCGATTGGGAGACACATTTGAAAAAGTGGGTGTGAATGTGAGCACTGTGAGTGGCGTGATGTCAGAACAGCACAGATATCATCTACCAGGCGGTGAACAGGACGGCAAGTATTGGGCCACTGGCATCAGTGTGGTGATTCATCCAATGAATCCTTATGTGCCTGCCATGCACTTCAACACAAGGCACATTCAAACTACTCACAAGAGTTGGTTGGCAGGTGGCATGGACATGACTCCAAGTCATCCCATGATTGAAGTCACAGGT